AATTTCTCTGATAACATTCTCATCATACTCATAGCTTTACCAACACGATTCCTACTCAACATTTTAAACGGCTCATCCAAAATAAAAATTGGTCTTGTTGTTTTGTTCAATGCCCAAAATGCAACTCTAAGAGCAAAACTAACAACGTCTATAACCCCACCTCCAACAGAATCTATAGGTTTCATTTTAATACCATTCCTAATCAACCACAAATCTGCTTCGGTTTTACCACGTTTCTTAATGAACTCAAGTTGAAATTCATAAACATCTGATCCAAACACAATTTCTAACTTCTTTTGAGTAGCTTCTGCCGCTTTTATAAAAATTAATTGTGTTTGTTCTAATGTTACTATCTGTTCCTTTTCTACCTCTAAATTTTCAAGCTCATTAGTTATACTTATCACAAGATGTTCTTGAGATGCCCTATCCTTTGTCAATTGTTTTCTAGCATTTTCAATAGCTGCCATGTATTACCACTCGTAAGATTTCCGAAGTTTTTTAATACCTGATTCTAACTTGGCTTCTAATTCTGCCCCCTTCTTTTCTAATGCCTTAACTTCTCTATATCCCTCTTTCACTGTAGTTACCCCACAAGCTTTTAATGCTTTCATCTGCTCAGAAAGAGTACCTTTCTTTTCCGCCTTTTCCTGTTTAGCTTGGGCAATTTGATCTTTCAACGAATTCAATTCTTTCAAAGCTTTCATTATTACCTCTCGTAGTATCTTCCAAGAATTTCTAATGCCTTATCTTCAACAGAAACGGAAACATTAGTTGTATCTAATATACTCTTAACATTTTTCTCATAATCCAATTCCACTTCGTAATCCGATGACAACCCTTCCATGAAAACTTCTAAGTCCTCTTCTCGTTGCTTAACGCTACCCGCTAACTCTACATTCATAACTTCATCAAATGGATGATGTGGAATTATTAATCGTGTTATTTCCAAAGTTTCTGTATCAAACAAATAAACACTTGGTATATGTTCTCTTTGAATCATAGAATTTCTCATAACTGAACCCGCATTTATAAGAACTCCACCATCCGATTCAATTACAAATGATTGATGATTGTCACCCGAAACGATTAAATTCATATCTGGATTATTCCAAAGCAACGAATTACCTTCGATAAAACCTTTATGTCCTGACCATAATGGACCGTCTTTAGTTACCATCCTATGAACAACCAAAATATTAAAGTTATCTGGATTTTTAGGAATTACATTATCTTCGTCCCACGATTGTCCATAAATTTCAGAATCTCCACAAACAGAAGACTCAGGTCCTAATAACGTAACTGCTTGTGCTTCATCTAAAACTGTCAATTTTGCATCTTCTTTACGTCTATACTTCAAATCATGTTGACCATATACTGTAAGAATTGGAACATCTGTACTGTAACACAAGGACATAAGTTCTAATTCGGCCCAATTTGGAAGATCAGGGGCATCAAACATGTCTCCACCCAATAGCATTGCAGAACATTTATAAAATTCAGCTTGCTCCACAATCCACTCAAATTTTTCCATCAGAGTTTCGTAATAATTGTCTGTCCGGAATTTTGGTGATGTAATCCGAATATGTAAATCACTAAAACATAAAAATTTAGACATTACTCAATCCACCTCGAATCATGGGTTTTCAACTCCCCACCACATAATGGACAAACCTCTAATTGTTCCATATACTCCGTAATCTGATCTGTTAACATTTGTACTCTTTCGTCAGCCTCATCTAAATCCTCAACTGTATTATCGATATCCAAAAGAATTATTTTTAAATCATTTAGCTTTTGTTGAATTTTCTTTCTTTCATCCCCAACAGCAATCAATAATTCCATTGACCGCTCTGCAGATATGATATAATCTATATTATCTATATCCTGTTCTGTTTTACTAATACTATCCAAAATAGATACCAATAACTTTTTCTGCTTCTTATTATCCTCTAACTCTTGCAAATCCAAAAACAATTGTTCAGAATCTTTTTCAACTAATAACCAACTATCAATCTCCTTAATCTTACCTTCTGTCTCTTCTATAAATTCTAATACATCGACGAATCTGTCATACTTTTGCAAACACTCTTTCTGCTCTTTTTCAAAATTTTCTAAATTTTCAACTAATACTTCAACATCATCTAAATGATCGTACTTAGAAAGTTTATCTTCCATTTCGGAAATTTTATTCTCAAGAAATTTTGCCTCTCGTTTACTACTTCTAACATCACTTTGAACTTCTGCTATACAAAAATCAATGATATCTAAATTTGCTATTCGATTTAAAGTCTTTGCAACCTCACCAGATGAATCCTGTAATTGAAAATACTTTTCATGTTGTCCTTGAACATTTACATCATCTAACTTTATAAAATTACTAATCTCATTAGGTACATCAGTACGGATAGCCTTAAACTCATCCGTACCTAATTTGTAACTATTCAATGTACCCTTCTTTATTCTTATTACTCTTTCATCTCCAAATACCAACGATACACTAGTTGCGTCCTTCTTACCTGCAAAATAACTCTGAAAAGCATTTCCCGTAGGTCGATTCTTAACAACCCAGTTTATTGCCCGGAATATAGCCGACTTACCTGAATCACTAGGACCAGTAATAGCATTAATACCTGGATGTAATGATAAAACGGTATTTTTATGAGATTGAAAATTTTTCACAACTACACGATCTAATATTTGACGTTGCATCATTCTCCTAATTTAATCCTGGACTGAGGATGGGGTTACAGGCCCCCATCCCTTAACCCCTGGCCTGGGGCATCCAGGAAACTGTATAACTTAAACATTGAGTTCTTTGTTCCGAAGTTTCTTAGCTAACAAACACACAACATCTGGAGTTAACCACTCAAAGAAAATTTCCTTACGGATTAATTGTATCGTATGTTCACCAAAAGAAACCACAATAGCATATTCTGGACAAAGAAGACCTAAATACTCTTCAAATAATCTAATATGCTTTACGTCCATTGCTACTACAGGTACATGATAATCACGTTTAAAAATCAACATTGGGATGCGACTAGCCAATTCTGCATCACGTACTGTTTGTTCCCAAAAATCAATCAATACAAAATGTTTGACTTTTTGATTCTTTCTTTTTGTATAATCCAATAAATCCAACACATCCCATGGAATATTTTTTACAGCCTTTGTCCCCTTCCTATTTTTTGAATATCCAGCTTTCAATTCTATACTAAATAATTGCAGTAATTCTTGACCCTCTGATGACTCACAAATGATATCTCCCAATTGAAACTTGTTACTATCCCTTCTATGACGTGTACGTTTTCTCCAGTACAAATCACTTCTCTTACCACCAGTAAACCAATCACTTAACTCTTTGGGTATTAATCGTTCAAAATCCTGTCCTTTTCCCATAAATTCCCTCTTAGTAAAACAGCCGACAAACTCTGTTAAACCGGCCTTAGCCCCATGACAATCAATGATCTAGCAAACACCCTTATACTGGCCTACCCGGCTGCAAATTAAACCTTTGTACCCAAGTATTCATCTTCTTCTCTGACAAAAAAGAACCAAATCCCATATCAGAAAACTCATCGATAAAATCAAGTTCAAAAAGTTCATCTGGTTGTAATGTTATATCGATATCATCTGTTAATGGTAATTGTACAACTTTTAAATTTTCTTCAACCAACTCCGTTGAATTATTTATTGTTTCTAATTTCTTTCCTTTAACCAATTCTCCATTCAAATACCGAATAGCTGTCTTCTCACCAATTCCTACTAACCCACCAACATTATCAGTAGAACATCCAACAAGAGCTTTAACATTAACCCATTCCTCAGACTCAATTCCATACTTCTCTATAAACCAATCTTTGTCTAAAATCTTCTTAGTAGCCGGATTATAGATTTTTGAATAATCAAATAATTGATACAAATCTTGATCTGATGAAACTACAATATACTCATCAGGGAAAGTCTTAACTATGTACGCAATCAAATCATCTGCTTCCAACCCTGTTTTCATAAAAATATTCTTAAATCCAAGATTTGGTAAAATCGATGTTCTGAGTTCTGTAAATTGTCGAAACGCATCAGCATTTTCTTTCTTTTCTTCTTCGGTCAAATCCTGACGTCTATTTGCCTTGTATTCAGGTCGAAGAAGTGTTCTATAAGATTTACGACTATCCCAACAAAAAATAAAATCGGAAGAATTGAGAACTTTGGAAAATGAAAGTATCTGCATCATAAATCCAAAAGACACCCCGTCATCTAAAGCTCCATTCACAAACTTAGCACGATAAGCAATATTATTTGAATCTAAAATAATTTTCATCTTGCAAACCGACGTTTTCGTTTCAATTTTACAGAATCTTCTCTATTATTCCAAACCTGCTGTACAATGTCGAATAAATCGTCAACGAGACCTTCATCTTCAATAGAACTAATCAACTTTGCTTTTGTAGCCTGAATATCAAACTCAACCGCATCGATCTTCTGTGACCCTTTCTGTTTCTTTTTTTCTTCGTCAGTCAAAAGTTTTCTTTTCTTTGATTCTTTCTTTGGCTTGATTTTTTTCCAGTGAACTGATTCAAGCAAGAAATCAACACAACTTCCTATGTCATCTACGCCATAATCATAAAAAATTGGAAATGTGACATCTCTTTTCTTACCAGTAAGTTTGTTCTTGGTAACCTTTGCCCCTACCCAATTTCCAATATTCAACCCTTTACTTTTTTCTGCCTGCAAAACAGCAAGCCAAATTTCATGAGTAGAATAAAATTTCAAAGCTTTTCCACCAGATCTTGTTTTAGGCTGAAACATAGCCCCAAAACCAATGTTATCGCGAGTTTGACTCACGATTAAAACCAAAGACTTACTATCAGCTACTCTACCCTTTATGACTCTTAGTATTTCAGATGCCATTCTTGGCTTTTCGGTTTTATAAGAACCTTTTTTATCTTTCTTCTTTTTCTTATAAGCTACCGATCTTTCTTGCTCAGCCTCAGACGTAAGAGAATCAAAACTGTCAAGGACATAAATTACTGGTTCCGGTTTGTCTAATTCAACTAATACATTTCCATAAAATTCTTCAATAGTTTCAGAAGCATCTTCATCCATAACTTCTAATCGATTGACCAACTCAGATCCAAATAACTCCTCTATATCGAATTCATTAGCCCTTTCCGCATCATCGAGTACCAATCTATGTTTATCAAATCTTGACATATAACACATTTCGGCTAACCCTGTAAGGACGAGAATCGACTTTCCACTAGAGCTATCACCGATAAGATTAACAATTTTCCCTGCTTTATATCCACCATCTATCCTATCAGAACAGGCCAAATTTAACATAGCAGATCCTGTGGGAATATAAAGCAGAGGACTTTTTACCTCCTCAACAGGGGAAGAGATGTTAGCTTCAACTTCGCTAGCAAACTCCCCTGCAGATTTACTTCGTCTATTCAGCATCTATCCTCTCCGACCCCGGCCTCTACGAGTCTTTTTCTCTTCTTTCTCTTCTTTTTTCTCTTCTTTTTTCTCTTCTTTAAATTTGATCCCAGCTCTAGCACAAGATTTCCACTCATCACAATCTTCACACTGATCTAACTTATCAGTGTCCTTACCAAATACACCTCCACCAGGACATTTATTATCTAACGATTCCGGTTCCGATTTTGACCTTCTACCTCCACGACCACGCTTAGGTTCGGATTCAGGTTCCGGTTCCGGTTCCGGTTCCGATTTTGACCTTCTACCTCCACGACCACGCTTAGGTTCGGATTCAGGTTCCGGTTCCGATTTTGACCTTCTACCTCCACGACCACGCTTAGGTTCGGATTCAGGTTCCGGTTCCGATTTTGACTCTCCACCCTCCTCTTCTTTCAATGCACCCCAATATGCTTCATACAATTCATCATAGGTCGGAATCCTTAGCAAATCATCCAAACAAATTGCTTCGTCCATAGTTTCTTCATCAATCTCATAATCCCGATCAACAAAAGTATGACCAATAAACGAAGTATTAGTCTGTCCTGCCCCTTCTCTAGTAAATTCTATTGTTTTACCATCCATATCCGGACTTGCAAAAGCTACGGGTTCACCTGTAACTCCACCTCTACGTCGTTTCGGAGCAGCCAACTTAGTAAAAAATCTCTCACTAAACCATCTAGACACTTCCCAAATCTGAACACCTTTCTCTTCTTCTTCTGTCGTATCATAAACAATAACATTATAAACGCATCTATTTTTAGGATACAGCTCTTTAATCAAATCATCATCTGCACCCTCTTGTTTCAACACTCTTCTATGCTCACAAATTGGACAAGGTTTATTATAATTCTCAGCAAGACAAAGATAAGATCCTTCTGCGGCTCCAACCCTCTGATGAACCTTAACCTCCAAAACATATCCAAGTTCACCTTCTTTAACATGTGGATCAAATTCACCAACATCGTAAGGAATAATGTCCATACTGTGATCTCCTTCCTTACACTTCCAAAAATTCAAATCACCATAGTCATGGTCATCCCTAAAAATAGTAATATACCCACCACCAGACTTCCTATTGGTGCTCTCCTGAGTTCTTTTCTTCAACGCTTCTGCCATTGCTTTTCGATCTCTTTTCGCCATTTTTACCCTCCAAATTTTTTAATTCAAAATAACTTCTAAACACTGCACTCGATAACATCCTTACTAACACATACAAACCAATGAAACTGAGTATAGCAAAAAGTACCCATTTCCAAAACTCAATCACGTTGTTCTCCTTCTTAACGTTTTCCTAACATTCTCCGAAACATCCTTACTAGACATCTCTCTCGCCTTCTCAGAAATCTTGGGTTCTGAATAATACTCTCCAATCCACAAAGACGTTTCGGCTTCTAAGGCCTTCTTCTTATGCTCCATTGCCTCTTTTACACCACCAAGAATATTAACATCCTTCTTTGCTTGCAAATAATCTTCTGTTGCGTCCTGAAAATCATCTGTATCAATAATTTCATTTGTAATAGCGGCTTCTGTTGGTTTCTTACCTGTTGAGTATCTTCTCCTGATTTCAGTATCTAACTGAGCCTTAATCAAATCCAACTTTTCTTTTAACCTATCTCTTTCATACACCGCTTCAGAATACCGTTCCGCCCACTTCATATAAATTGATGGTTGGTCCTCCCATTCTACATCTAGTCGATGTTTGTCAATCGATAAATCTTCTTGATATTCAGTTCTTTCGTCTGCCACAATAACTCCTCTCATTTTTTATTATAAACCATTCAGACTAGATCTGTCACATTTTTATCCTGTTACAGTCAAATAACAAGCCAGAGTCAATCCAGCTTTACCAGTATACATAAAACTATCCAAAAAATTTGTAATAACCAAAGCGGCTCTATCGTTTTCTGATTTAAGAAGAACAGTATTCATCCATCCCAATACAGCATATCTTACTTTTTCTGGTTCATCATCAATACCAGATAAAATTTTACCAATTGTCTTCCATGACTTTCCTTCAAGTAAACCTCTACAAAGATCAATGACGACTTCCTTCTTCACGGAAAAATCAACTACAGTAGAAATCATCTCCTCTTCCGAACTCAAATCAATAACACTATCTAAAAGAACTAAAGCATTTCTTGGAGAACCTTCAGATACTTTAACAATCTCACTTACAACTTTATCCGAAATTCCTTCTATATTCTCTTCTTCCAAAACAAACTTAATAAGAGAACTTAGTTTTCTTTTTGTCAAAGAAGAAACTTGAAATTTGGTACATCTAGTTCTGATTGTATTCAACAACCTCTCAGGTTCAGTTGTGCAAAGAATAAAATATACATGTTTTGGAGTATCTTCCAAGATTTTTAATACGGCATGCTGAGCATCAGACGTTAGTTTGTGACAATTGTGAACGGGAAGATTATTAACAAAGTAAGACGGATGATTTTCTACCTCCAAATCATAAAATTCTACAAATCCCTGATTTCTTTCTTTATCTCCAATAATACTTTGGAAAGATCGTTCATTACCTCCTCGTTTGTAAACCTCAATACTTTCTACCCTAACTCGTTCAACTTTTTCATTTTCTTTTGATCTAACAATATAACTTTTTTCAATCCGTGATTGGTTCCATCCACTTTGATTTGACTCCTTTAGTAAATCGCTATCAAAGCCAAAAATCAAATCATTTGTTTGTAAATCTATAGATTTTTTCCAACCATCATTCGTAAAAAACAAATGTTCTTTTGTTGAATGAACAACAGACCCATTAGAAAATCGTAATTTGACAACTCTATCCAAAACTACTTTATTAACAAACGTGTTAGAAACTTTGTCTACTCCTGACAATGAATAAACTGAATCTCCTTTTTGTATATTCTCAATTTTTTTACTACCAGAAGGAGTATTCACAAAAGATCCCTTTGCAAAACATTCGTCAAGCAGATAAATTTTACATGATCCTTTAACTGGAGAATACTTTGAATTAACCACCATCTCCCTGATAGCTTCAATACCTCTTGTATTCGCCATGTTCAATTCAGAAAAATCTCTGTCCGAACACTTTAACTCACTCTTTATAATTCTTGCTAAAGTTGTTTTTCCACAACCAGATGGTCCGGAAAATAGAAATGAATGAGGTCTACCCTCATCTCTTTCTAAAATTGACTTTAATGATGTAACAACACCTTCATTACCAACTACCTCGTCAAACGTTCGTGGTCTATACTCCAAATGCAATGGTTGTTCACTCATTCGCTACCTCCTTTTTCCTTCTCCATACTCCATTCACCTTTATTGCATCATCTTTCATATACCAACTCCCATCAACTGGTGTAACTTCAAAATCTACATCCAACGGAACAATTATCCACGAATTTGCCTTTCTAACATCTTCACACATTACCTTTTTCACTACTTTAAAAACATGGTCTTGTTCAGATGGATCAAGATCAAATATAATACTATCGTGAATCTGACCAATAATTTTGGTTTTCCAATTTTCTTCTTTACTAATCTCATTTACTCTCGTTAACGACCATAACAACAAATGAAAAGCCGTTCCTTGTATTGGAGTATTGATAATCTTGTTATGACTGAGATACCCTCCTCTCCTATGTCCAAACAACAAATTGACATAACCAGTCTTGTAATAATTTTTAATAGTAGCCTCTTGCCATTTTTTAAATACTTTAAATCTCTTCCAAAACTCATCTTCAATAGATTTAACATGTTTCTCAAATTGTGCGTAAGTCATTCCAATATGGTCTTTCACACTAACTCCATCAATAGAAAAACCAAAACAATTTTCCCAAATATTAGATGCACAGGCCTTGTACCAGGAACCATAAAACTCAGGAAATACAAATTGATTTTTAGTATAAAATCTGAGATTAGTTGACCCTCCATCAACAGATTTCATAACCTGATCCGTTGACATCTTAAAAATTTTCTTTGCCTGATCCCTATGCATACAAGAATCAGGATTATTGATGTACTTAACCAAAACTGGGTCCTTAGTAAAGCACGCAGCGATCCTAACTTCAATAGAACCATAATCTACTTCACATAACATATTGCCTGGACTCGGAATAATACCTGACCTTGTGACTTTCTTAGCCAATTCATTTCTAACAGGAATGTTTTGAAAATTTGGCATACTGGACGAATTATGAACACAAATCTCATTAGCAATAAAATTATGACTACGTTCCGTTTCTATATCGTACACATCTACTTTTCTATTAAGTCGCACAACATTTGTTATTATATGATTTCCAGGAACAAATGATCCACATCCGTGAACTAAATGACCAGTAAACCTAATAGTATCACCAACTCTCTTTGAAGATAAAACTCTTATCTTTGGCAATTTTCTACTAAATTCATCTTCGGTTCTAAAATCTCCCGCCAGATCTTCTGCTGGTACATACCTACCATCCGTCAACCGTACCAAATGTTCAGGAGTTAAATCCAAATAACCATGTCCTCCACCACCTTTAGAAGAATAATGAATTCTGACAACTTCTTTATGTCCTGTTTTACCTGACCATACTACCTTCTCCACCGATGGTCGTAACTGATCATCAAAACAATAAACAAGATCACCAGATTTTACTGATTCGATAGGTTTTCCTTGTGGATATTGTAACCTATCAGTCGCAGTTAAAACTAACGTACCTTTTGCAACACAGGACCTATATGTACGTGCAGTATGAAGATCAAAAAATGGATGCATTTTTCCATCTTCTATCTCCCTAACAAACTGAGCAAGATATGTTCCCTTAATCTTATCTAACACTCTCATCTCAGTCAACTTTCGTGTAAAAGGAATATCAATTGCTGCCAACGCTTCTTTATCAACAGAAGGTTTTCCAGTCGTTGTTAACTTAATCGGTTCTAGTTCCAAAATACTAAACAACAACTCTTTCATATGTAACGAAGACCTAGTATTTAACTCTTTCCCTGTTACCTTCTTAAATTTAATAGCTTCATCACTTTCCATCAATTCACTATACATTATTTTAACTTTGTGCTCTAAATCACTAACCTGATCATGATAATACTCTTCGTTCATCATAATTCCATGATCCTGTGCATCTGCAAAAGCTAACAGACCTTTAACACAAAATTCATTTGCTCGACCCAAATCAGAATTTTTCTCAAAATGTTGTTTTTGATCCTTATATAATTTATATGTCAAAAGTGCATCTAATCCATTGTATAAAAGCAATTTGGAAAGTGGTACTTGATCTAATCGATTTATAAAATCATCACCTTTTGGTGCTATGAACTTATCAACATCTTTACTATAATCTTCGATCCCATAATTTATATAGGATTGAAATTTTAACCCTGTAAAACCAGCTCTATCATCCACAATATGAGCCGCATTCATTGTGCACCAATGCCAATTAGTTGGTTTTACTTTGTAAATTTGTCTTGTCCACATCTCCTCAAACTTAAGATTATGAGCAATTTTCTTTATTTCATCACAAAGTAAAATATCTTCCCATAATTCATCTAGTTCATCTAGTTCATCATCTGACCAATGTGGGTAATCAACGGGAATTGCGTAACAATTTCCAACATCGTCACAAACCCCTAAAGACCAAATTTTATGACCTTTTCTATAAGGTTTCAAACTAGTTGTTTCGTAATCAAATGCCACTTCCGTAGACTCATTCAACGTTGATAACAAACAATTTTTCGCCTCCTCAAAATCAACTACAATACTTACCTGACTTTCCAAATCCTCAAATACAGGACGGTCTTTATTCATCCAAGAAACAGCATTTTTAATATCACGTTTAAATAACGATTTTAACCCTTCATCTCTCTTCTTTAAAATATAGGATGGATGAAATAACGAAACAACCCAAGCATCTGTTTGTTTGTCCGGAACACACAAACCACGTAACTTCGCAATACTCACCTTTTTAAATTTATTTATATAAAACGAATCTACTGCGGTCCCTCCTAATAACCAAATCATTCTTGGCTTCAATTTTTCAATAGTTTGATACAAACGATCGTGACATAATTTTAATTCCCTTTTAGTCGGAACTCTATTCTTAGGAGGTCGACAACAAACCGCATTTGTCTTCCAAAAATCTATATCTAATGACAATTTATGTCGATCTAAAACTTCTCTTAAAAACTGACCGGATTTTCCAATAAACTGAGTCGGTACATCGTACCCTCTTCTTTTCCAATCTTCGTCTTCGGTATGACCAGGAGCCTCACCAACAATCAAAATCCCTTTTTCACCTTTACCTGTATATTCCATCCTAGGAGACATCGCTGATTTATAAAGTTTACAAACTTCACAGGGGTCTGCCAATGCCTTTGTACCCTGCCTTTTTTCAACCATCTTGTTTGTAAAAAATCCCTTCATCCAATTCTCCTCTTCTTCAAAAATCCATCTTTAATCATTTGCTCATACATCTCTTTACGAAATGGAACAGACAACCCAGCTAAATCGTAATAAGAAAATAACATAGTCGCTGGATTTTGTTCATGTAATAACCTTCTCACAGCTCTTTGATGACCCACCGCCGCTAAATAAATTCGCATGTTTTACAATCTCCCTCATCGTGATGAGAGTCTGTGCTTCGTAATAATAAGAACATAACCTTCTTACATTCCACTCCGCCATTTGTTTTTCACGTTCAACTTGAACTCCACCAGGAACACCAGCCAAATATACTTTCATCTGTCATCCTTCACCCGACGATTGATTTCAATGTCCTTTTTAAAAAGATTATTTTGTTGACATTCACCAAACTTTTCATTCAAATAAAAATAAGTATACAACTTGTTAGTTCTATACCGATTCAACAACTCACTTCTATAATACCCGCCATTACCAGCAAAATATATTTTCATAATTCTACTCATACAATGACATCAAATGATTTAATCGTCCGGACTCAATCAAAATCTTTCCAGGTTCATATGTCAAAGTTGTCCCTTTATCCAAAATATCCAACATAAAAATTGGATTAACGCTAAAAGCCAAATCAGGAACCTTCTCCTTAGTTTCTAGATCTGACTCAGCCCATCCACCAGACCCATCAGATCTACACTTTATTACTCCATCAGAAATGGATATTTCTACCTGTTTATCAATATCAAAGTCACCATCTGCCATAGGAGAAACAGTTTTAATACTATCTGAAAACTTAGAAGGTAACTGTATCTTAGGACCATCGTCCATTTTAAAAAACTCAGAAACATCTGGATACTCATCCGGAACAGTTCTTGAACAAAAAACAATACCATCTTTTGTTCCAAAAAATACCCATGACTCCATAAGTGCATACTCAACGATATCCAATTTAATCAACTCAACTGCGGCATTAGCAGGAAGAAGAAAATTATCAGAAATAGACTTATTCAACTTATACAAACTAATTCTAACATCATCACCAGATACCAATCGATCTTTTTCTACACTAATACAAGTCATATAGGGGCATGAAATATCTTTAGACGCACTGAATATACAAAGATTAATACCCTGCATAAACTCTTTATCGATAGGTTTCCAATCGTCATCTCCTGGAAATCCCATATCATCGATTAACCCAAGAAGAGTTTCATCAGTAGAAATATTAATTCCAGCCTTTGTCCGACCACATGTCAACTTCAACTGCATATCGACCAACTCCAACTCAATAGAATCACCTTTAAGATCTTTAACTATTCCATACAAGATTTCTGATGGAACTGAACATTTAAAATCCGTCTCCAATGGATAACTAATTGATATTTTATCGTTGTAAGTAAATATATCGTCACCACTAAATACGAAATGAGTGGCCTGCTCTACAATACCTTTTACCGCCAACGCCGGTTTTATCTTAAGTAATATCTCTCTAAAAATATCAGTCTTTATTTTCATCTTCCTCCTCACCTCCTACTAATCCATTAGTAACATACATAGAAGCAAAATCCTTTTTTACATCCTTCAAAAAGAAATAAGATAACAAACGATTTCGATAACCAGTTTTGGTCATAGTCCTACCTTGATTATCCTCTGTCCATGTCGATAAAAATACTCTCATATTTACAATCTCCTCATCCCAAACCGTGGTGCTGTTTTTCGTTTCCACGACCATGGCCACTTAGGAAGAAAATTTTCTAAATCCTTAAAATAAATAATATTAAGTTCATCTCTTAATTTATAATCATTCGAAAGACCAACTTCGACTATTGTTTCAACATAACGGTCTTTTGTTTCGTTTCCATCATCATACGAAATCAAATTTCCAAATTGATCAAAAACAGACCCATCATCGTCAATTCTACCAAACCAACGTTCGTTATCTTCTAAAGGATAATTCTTACTTTCGGTTCTAAACGTAGATAACCCTACCTTAAACCCTTTCAACATCAAATATTTATCTATTTGTGTCTTTTCCATAGAAGTTAAAGCAGAATAATGTTTACTTCCCTGAAGACTATCCTTTTTACTAACATTCAAATTACCTTCATATGATGTTACAAAAGGGTTACTTCCATTTTCCGGTAAGTCTCCACGTTCACTAAACTTAACTTCTTTATTTATTCCACCAGGAGATCTAGTCGACATTCCAATCTTCCAAGTATTCTTTCCGTAAACATACTCACCATTTACTTCACGTGGAACGTAAATAGATCCAAACCTACTCGTCATTACCCAAGAAGTCGAATCAACACTATACCATGGCCAACGAATCATCAAGTCTAACGCCGTCATAGCAAAACCATGAACTTTTACAATTGGATAACCTTTGGAATCGGTAAGAAACTGATCCCAACAAAGATCACCCCATTCCAAATATTCTGCCTTGTTTACCTCTTGACCAAGACCACCAAGGCCAATGTATTCACACCCATCATCTACATACTTTGTAATCCACTTCGGATCGGTTCCAAAGTGAATCACCGGAAGAGGGTTCAATCCATGTTTGTTCTTCAAATATTCATATATATCCCACGATCTGTCCGAATTAAAAATAACATCGACATTAACATACACTTCGATATAATCTAAATTCTCTTTAACAAATTGTGCATAGTTATCAACATACTTCATGAAGTCCGGCGTATCGTAATATGCATAACCATCCGCATGACCAAGCTGAATGACTTCTTTAGTATATAAACTATGAGCACCAGAATCTAAGAACAGATCAACACTTAATGGTGACTTCTGCGCCATTCTCATTATCCTCCAAAACTGATACATAATTACAATTAAACTTCTCCAATACTCGACGTGCAATCTCTTCACACGACATCCGTCCAAGATCCGGTGTAGCTAAACTAGTATCACATAAACTCATTAAAAATACACTTATCTGCCTTTTAAACATAATAATTTCTACATCTCTATCCTCGTGAGTAACTTCCTTCTTTGCAACAACATGAAACATATGGCGATGTGAATCACGAAGGAACTTTACATCTTCTAAAGGACATTCCGGCCAACAATGTGACGCTTCAAACAACGTTTTAATTATAATATTAGTACAATGTGTCATAGGCTTCTCCTTTCATTGTTTTATACATTCTAAACCATGCTAAATCAAACTTTTTGTAAACCCAATCCCAATTTTCTTCGGAACCATCGATATACTTAATAATCATCTGAGCTGCGTCCTCTACATCATTCTTAATATACATTAAATCACCACGAAAGTCAAGAACTTCTGGAAAGCTCAAAAAATAAGGATACAAGGGTCTACAACCACATGTCGTCGCTTCTAATAAAGTCCAACTAACAAAATCCTGATCAGCTGTATTTATCTGCATAGATGACGACAAAAGATTTTCATAATATTGTTCCTTTGATTGATTTTCTTTTAAAGTCAAATTTGGAAATTTATACGCTTCTAAAAGACTAAGTGCACTTTCTTCATTACTCCGAAGCTTAGTAGCGGATGTAGTAATAACAAATTGAATAGTTGGATCTAACTGATAAACTCTTTCTGCGATAGCTAAAAAGACATCTGGCCTCTTCTCCTTATCCCACCTACTGGAAAAAATTACCTGCCTTTTCCTCTTTGGAAACTCACTTGGAAAATGAGTTTTAACTTCATCTGAATTATAAGGTAATCCACAAATAAACAAATTATTCTTGTTCCCTACTCCATTGTACAAACATAAATCATACAAACAAGTACTGGTAACAAAAATACCTGACAAAAAAGAACCAATACTTCTTTCCAAATGTCTCATCCAACCTCTCATAGGATAGGTAAAATCAAACATATCGACACTTTGAGCATGTAACATAGCATACATTTTGGGCCAAACATTACTAAGATGAAATGTATAAGGAAGTGCTTCTATTCCCGGATGCCAAAAGTCATCAAAATATAAAACATCATCCTGACTAACTTTTCCTTGTTGAAACAAAGACAAAAAATTCATAATTTGTGAACATGCCCAATATCCACGACCATTCGAATCTAAAACACTTCCAGTTTTAATTTGATTATCATCATTCAAAGCAGTACCTTCTACACGAATATAATCAATACCATTTTGAACCCACCTACTTTCAAGCCACCCTTTTTTTGAAGAAGACAACTGAACTGTATACCTCTCCTTATATGGTTCTAATGGAAAGTAAAAAATCTTCATACTTTGACCTCCTCATCTGTATTATACAATTCACAAGATAACTTTGTATAATAAACTTCGCCTTCCTCTATCCAAAATAATTCTTCTGAGTTTTCAACTTTAATTGTATCAACATCATCACCAAATACAACCGTGTAAGTAATATGAATTCGTTCTTTGAAATCCAACGGGATCTTAGCTACTTCTCGACGATCTGAAATCTCAGCAACAAATTCAATATCTGATTCACACTTTTCTATTAAAGAACGAAGACATTTCATATCTGGAAGTCTACGATAATTACCTGCTCCTAAATAAATTCTTTTGATTCCATACAAAGACAACAATTGTATAATTGTTGTAACGTCAAAAAAATCCGTACCTATAAACAAAGTTTTTTTGCCTACATCTGGACCCTCGGCTTCCAACCCAATAAAGAGTTCACTCATGTTCACTCCTTGTTCACTCCTAATGTGTTCTAGATAATTGTAACAAATCGAAAAATTCTTTTCGTGCAGCTGGATCATCCATAAATATTCCGGACATTGCTGAAGTTTCATACGAAGTTTGCTTTTTAATTCCTCTCATCTTCATACAAAAATGAGTACCACTAACAACAACAGCACTTCCTATTGGTTTTATTTTTTCAAAAGCTTTAACTATATCCTGAGTTAATGTTTCTTGTAAAACTGGACGTTGACTTAAAACATCGATTATTCTAGCAAGTTTTGAAGCACCAAGCACTCTCCCTTCCTTTGAAGGAATATAAGCAATTGTGGTTTGATATTCAACAGGCAAAAAATGATGAGGACACATTGAAAAAGAAATTACATCCGGACAAAAAATCATAGACTCATAACCTTCACTTGGGAAAGATGTAGCAAGAATAGAATCTATTTGTTCTTCTGTATTTTTAAGACCAGCAAATATTTCTCTGTAAGCTCTAGCCACTCGTTTTGGAGTATCTCGAAAATTTTCATCTAAAAGATCTAAACCAAACTCCTGTTTCAACCCCTTAAAAATATAATGAACTCCTTTTTCAATTGCATCTATCCCGGTAAATCTCGATGAAACTTCATCTAATTCTTTATGAAGTTTAGCATAACAAGACTTACATAAAACTTGCAAACTCTCCAAATCGCGATTTCCTAATTCACTAGATATATTCACCAAATCTTTATGATGAACAGAAAAATCTAAAGAATTACCAGACTCAAACCCACACCTAGCACATTCTAATCCATAAAATTCAAGTGCTCTTGCACGATAATTAGTTGTACTGTGAATCAAATCATCAGAACGCTCGTACTTACTACATTTTTCACTAACATGATTCACTCCTTGATCAACTAATCCTGACACATCAATAGGTGAATCTGGAAACATATTTCTATACTCCTCCATAGTCAATTGATGTTTGGTAAACAAATGAGTATTTGTTATTCTACTATACTCATTTTTACACAACTTACAACGTATTTTATTCATTTAACTCCTCCTATGCCTTGAGAACCCTATTGGAAGTCTTTAACAAACCCTCCCAATCAGGGTCCTCACCAATATACTTAAGTAGCATCTCTCACGCTGCCTTTTTACCAGATACTTTCCCATCTGCATCGATCGAAATTTCAACACCTTTTTTCTTAGTCAAATGATAAGTATGTGATTTGACCCGACTGACTTTAATAGACAATTTCTCAGCAATCTCCGCCAAAGTTGACTGTCCTTCGATAATAAGTGTATCAATGTCGCCGGCCTGTTTACCAACAACATGACCCCACGCAGTTTTCTCAACAGAACTTTTCTTTGCCGTAGCTTTCTTCTTTTTCGGTTTTTCTTCTACCACTTTACACGCCTCCTTACATTTTTTGTAATCATCTGGGTATTGTTCTTCACAGCCCTGACAATCTTTATTATCAACATCCCATCCTTTCATGAATACAGGACACTCTTCTTTAACCTCTTCCTTCGTAGGTTCTTTCAACTGTTCTACCAACTTATTATACATATTTGCTACACCTCTTGGAATTTCAACCTCCTTTTCTTCTGGAATTGTCTCAACCGTCTTTAAAAAATCATTGATAAAATCTGCGTTAGTCAATCCAACCAACTTAACCTTTTTTGTCGCAAGTTTCAACGTATTCAACTCTTTTGCCGCAGCTTTAACTTCTTTCATATCAACTTCCATTTTCTACCTCCTATTTATTTAAAAACTTTCTTTCTCAACTACTCTCTCTCTTTTAGTATAAACAATTCAGACTAGATCTGTCACAAAAAGTTAAAAAATAAAAGATTCTGAATTGCTTTTCTCAAAATGTTATAAACGCCATTTACATCTGCATTGATTATTCGTCCAGAATTTGTTTTATACAATCCTCTTGTTCAACTTCTCCAATTTCAACCATTTTACTTGAATTGAAGAAGATTTGTCGTACAATGTAATTGGCTTTGTTGTACAAATTTTTACAAGCAAATGATAAATCATTGAAAACAAAAGTTTTTCAAAAGATTTACTTGATTCTGTAAATCCTATTTTTAATCTAGTTCTTTTATATCTAAAACCTTATGCAACTGAAAATTAACAACAGCGTCCATAACTCTATCGTCCATCAACCAAGAAATCAAATCATTTGGATTCAACTTTCCATGACAAGGAGAAAAAGCAAAATTGACTTTTGAATCCATATCCTGTTGAAGCCAATTCTTAAAATTGACAGCCTCATCGAAATCTTTTCGATCTTCAATAACAAACTTAACAAAATCTCCTGCTGTAAGTTCCAAAAAATTAGCAGCATCCATTTGATCTGTAACACCAGAACTAGCCAACTTGTAATCAACCACCCACGATCCAACATTATATCCAATACATGGAAGGGTTCCGTTAGTTTCAACCGAAATGGTATAATCCTGTTTAGCAAAATACAATGCTTTTGTCAATTCATAAACTTCTTCTACCTGAAGCATTGGTTCACCACCTGTTATAGTTATCTTGAATATTCCTATTTCCTCAATTCTATTCATAACATCTTTAACACTCATTTCTGTACCAGACTTCGGAGATAGAGCATACAGTGTATCACAATACAAACACGGTTTTGTATTTGAAAGACCACCAAGATTACAACCGGCCATCCGAATAAAAGTAGTCAATCTGCCTTGATGATAACGAGAAACTTCTCCATCAATACTTGGAAATATACTATAAACCTGCATTTAATCCTCCTTTTTCCATTCAGAATAAGAATTTGATGTTTCACTAACCCTGACTCTGACTAAACTATTACCAAAAACATTCCGCAACTCTTGTACAATCCACATGACTATATTTTCTGCAACTGGGTTTGAAATAATATCATTCAAATATTGATGGTCTAATTTATCAATAATTGTTTCCTTAACCAACTTTTTGAAATCCCCAAAATCAATAATCATATCTTTATAATCTCTAAAATTCTCTGTAGTTTCAGTTGCAACTAACTCCACTTCTAAATGAGAATTGTGTCCATGAAGATTTTTACATTTTCCTTTGTGACCTGGCAACTGATGACCATAACAAAATTCAAATTTCTTTACAATGGATAACATTTTGACCTCCTTTTATTCGTCGTCTTTATCTTCATTATACACTCTGGTCCATTCAAGACCACCTTTACCATCTTCCAACAAATGTAAATCAAACGATGACAACCCAGGTCCAGGTGCTATATTCCTGGATTTTTCAAACATAACAGAAAACTTAGCTCCCTCCTCCGCACTACAAATAGATGGTCTTTGCATCTTGATAATACAATCCAACGCATCTTCTCTTCCAGATGTACCACGCTGAGCATGTCCTTTTCCTGAATGATGAATTAATAAAATAGATACTCCTAAATGGCGAAGAGAAATAAGCCATTGATTAATTGGGTCCCAATCTTCTTTACTATTCTCATTCAAACCAGGAGTCAACGCCGATATATTATCCAAAATCAAAAGATAATACTTATCGTTATCATACAAATACTGATAAATAGCATTTCTGTATTCTTCGGACGAAATACTGATCTGACTACCATACGATTTGGCATACTTAAAATTTGCCATCAAAGTCAATGGAAAATCCAAATCCTCCTCTCCATACATTTTTTCCAATATTCTTAATCGTTGCTGCATATCAAATTCACCCATCTCACCATCCAAATACAAAACTCCACTTTTGTTCATCACTTCCCATGGGCCAAGTCTTTTTCCAACTCCATGTTTACGAGTTATCATAACGGCAAGAGTCAAAGATAACCAAGTCTTTCCAATTCCCCTTGGAGCATATAACATAGAAATAGTACCATCCACGAGCCAAGGATGAATAATTGTTGTTGGAATTATAATATCTTCTTTTGTAAACGAGGAAGAATCGACAACAATATTCCCAAAATTCGATACAATGTCACCAAAAGATTCTTTTCTTTTTGAAAATGATTTTACAACATCTTCTGCTTTATCAATTCGATCCTTCTCTAACAAGGTATCTACTTCTTGAGATAATACTTCCAAACTTCGTCGTTTGAGATAATCTTTGGCATTTGCAACTTCAAAATCAATGTTAAAATCTTCTAAATCCTCATAGCTATTATTCAAATCCGTTAAAAAAGCTGACACGACTTCTACAGTCGCATCCGATTCATTGACCATAGCCTGATCAAATAACCCCTTAAGATTTCCTTTTGGAGCCTCTTTGTAATCGTTATAATACGAATTGGTCCATCCAAAAGCAACTTTAGAATTATTTGATTTTAAAAGTTTGGACGAAAGTAGTGGTAAAATCTCTTTGCAAAACTCAGTTGAAGTTATAAGATTGGTAATTAGTTGTCGTTCATTTGACGTATCTATCCTTTTCCGCTTCAAATTCAACATAAATGGATGTTCCTTTCAAATCATACGAATCTAATGCCTGCCTTGTTTAAACAACATCTAATCGAAACGGGTATATGGATATGGGTTTGCGGTTGAACTAGTCGTCAGTAGAGTGTTAAGCCGGTCAAAAGTACTTTTAATCATCTATTTACCTCCTTTCCTATTATGTTTGTCTTTATAATCTTTCCAAGGCATATCCAAAGGAATAAAATTCTTATCTAATTTGTTATCATATTTCAAAAAATTCGGTAATAATTGTTCATATGTTTTTGTTGAAGTTAAATACGTAAGAGGAATCTTCTGTCCATCTCCAATAGTATGTGATATTGCTCTGAATAAAAACAAAACCCATAACATTCTATCATCTCCTCTCATCCATTTGATAGATTTCTTTTTCCCGTTATCATATTCAGCATAAGTATCAATAAATATATTCAATCTTTTTGCTACTCGAACACAAAAATTTCGTTCACTAATAGAAAAATTTCCATTCTGCATATGTTCCGAACCCTTGAAATTTATCTCAGGAAAGCGATAATCCACATAAGGATATGTACCTGCTTTGGTATTTGTAGTTGGTTTCATAATAAAATCTTTTACTTCTTGAGTCCATTTAGGATACTTATCCTTTACTTCCAATCCATATTTATCATCAAGATAATCTTGTCCTTTCAAACACTCCTTAAACCAAACTGTACCTTTCTTAACAGGATTATTTGGAAATATTCTTTTTTTGGTATTTACTGTAAATCCATTCAAAAACTCATCAAAGCTGACTTTATGTCCAATAACATCATCACGTAAAATATAATCATAAGTATTGTGTAATAATTCGTTGTAAATTGATATTGACTTTTTTATAATAGATGCTCCATAACCATTTTGAAGTAATCTTGGTAAATACGTTTTAACAACTTTAGTATATATTTTGGTAGGAGCATTTCCATTCTTGGGTAATCTAACTGATCTGGTTTCAAGTTGATTATTCCAATGACGAAGGATTTCTTTTATCTCAGCTGATTTTATATTGTTATAATCGTCTTTTGTTTCCTCTTCTTTGATAAGGATTAATTCTTTTTCTGTAATAATCATATCTTGTGATTTTCTTCTGGATAAAATTCTACCTGTACTATCTTCATTATCTTCCTCGTCAGATATAGAAGGATGATTGAAAATCATCCCTGAATTACCTTTAGGTAATTCAT